GTGTTGGCATGACGAAGTTGCAGAATAACCGCGAGAAAATGCGGTAAGATGATGTCGGCTCTGCATACAACCCATCTTTGTCAACCGTGGGTTTCTTCGTCCGGCGCTTCAAGTCCTCTTTCCTTTCAGCGGACCTGGCGACCTCGTATAATCCAATCTGGTAGTTGCTCATGGGTATTTTCACCACGTGAAAGTCTGTGAGTGGTTCGTATCTAGGTAGAAGCCCTTCCTGCGCGCTTCTGAAGTAGGATGTCAACCCCAGAATGCGCTTCTTAAACAAGTCTGCATTCTTGACCACGCCGTTTTCGCCTAAGAACATTGAATCAAACTCTTTGAGCGTGTCAGGCAGGGCCTTGTATACGTCAATCTTAGTTGAGCCTCTCTCTATTTGAATACCACTATTTTCGAGCATACTAATAACGCGCTTCTTAAAATCGCTATCGCTTATTTCGCCGCGCTCGTTCATGGTTGAATCCTTAACGCCCACATAGTTGCCACTGACGTTGCTTCGCTCGAAACCAAGCGGGTTGCGTGTAATACTGAGAATGTTGTTCTTCGAGTACTCGAAGTAGTCCATGAACTTGTCTCGGTCGAATAGGTCCTTTAGTTTTTGGTTGACGGTGTTGTATCCTTCAGTGGTCTTGAGTGTAAAGTTCCATGTCTTGATGTACCCTCGCAGCATGTTATACAAGATACCAAGTTCGTTGGGGTAGTTTATGATGGGTGTTCCGGTTAAAAATACAATGCGCACGTCCTGTGCATTCATTAGCATCTCATACAATACGAGTGCAAGTGATACTGGAAACTTGTCTACTTCGCCATCCCTGTCGTGTTTCACTGAACCCTCCTTTTCTATCTTATTAGAAATGCGGCTGATAAAGTTGTGTACCTCGTCGATCACTACCACAGAATGGTCGAAAATATTGACCTCGTAGTTGTTGGTCATCGCACGTAGTCTGTCTCGTCGGAGTCCGTTGTAGCTGATGAACTGATATTTAGTCTGGATCATCTCGTCAAGTTGTTCGTCCAGTGACATTATCTGTTTCGCGGAAAGCTGATTTAGGTTACTCTCTTTTTTGTGGTCGACCAGCCAGACGCCCTTCTTCTTTTTGAGGTATGCAACCGTGATGCCAAGTGCGGCGGAAAGTGTGTCAATTGCTGCAGATTTGGCATGGAGCGGGACCCATTCCCAGTGTTGTTCTTTTTTGTATAGCGTGTCGCCACATTTCTTGATTTCCTCAATGTAGTTTCTCTTTAGTGATGCGGGAGTCATGATTATGATCTTCTTCGCACTTTTCATTCCCTCCGCGATGGCGATCGATGAGCACGTCTTTCCGCTACCCAGTCCGTGGAAAAGAAGGAGTCCTCTGTAGGGGCTGTACAAGTTGAGATAGTCGCGCACAATCTTTTGGTGAATAAGAAGCTTGAACTCTCCGTTGCCATCCTTGCCCATTTCATCGCAACTGATTGAAATCTTATCATTGAGCAGGTCATCTCTGTATTCGGCGAAATAAGAGTTGATGAAGTTGACGAACTTTTTGCGGTTGTTCAGATAGTATCCTGACACGCGTAATTCATGCATTGGCAGCGGCGGCGGCAGTCTGTCAATTACTGGTTGATTTTTCACGTCTACCCATTCTTCCTGTGGTAGCTCGGAGACACCCTTTACCGGGCGCGGTGTTTTTCGCACACGAGATTGAGTAATGTCGCGATGGTCGTCATCACCAACTAGGCGGGTGATGTCTTTGAGAATGGGTTTTTGTCGTCTTGAAGATGGTCCGTCAGAGCTTGTTCGTTTATCCACTCCATATATGGCCGCTGGATCTTCATCTTCAGCTGCTGCATCATCATTGTCGCGTGACTGCGAGAAAGAATACGAATCTCGCTGCCCCTGTGCGAAAACTTTTAGGATTCCTTTTTTTGTAAGTCGTTTTATGATTTCTTCTCTATCCACAATTAAATCCGAACCATCGTTGCCAGTTTCTCGTGCAATTCCGATATTTATAAAGATGGGGGTCTCTTTAGTGGCCCGCGGTTTTCGTTTTAATTGTTCTTTTATCTGTTCTAAAGACATCTATATAGATTACACACATAATGTTTTTACACCTTTTCACACTTGAAATACTTATTGCCGCAAAGAATATGTTAAATGTCTAAAGATGTAAAGAAAAATGTAGTCTATATACATTTTTCTTTATGTTTGTGATGTCAATAATGTGTAACTAGCGGGTTATCGTAACATTTTCTTTTTATCTTATTGTTGAATTATAAAACAGTTCCTATCTTTTTAATAACATCGCTGCATGCAGACTGTTCTGCCTTCTTTTTAATCTTGTGTGTTCCTTCTCCGAGGAAGACAAGGACACCAGTGGTTGTCTGTAGATATTGACTAATCGCCTCGAAGCTACCGAAGCGCTCGTATGGAAACGCCTTTGCTATATCAGCGTTATATATTTGACTGCCGACACATAGGAATACACCCATGCGATATCCGTCCTCTTCTGTTACCGCAAGCTCTACATAATGTGGGGTCACCTTAAACTCTTTCTGTATTTTTACCTGTAGGATATTCTTGTAGTTATCATCTGTGTTGATTAAGTCTACCCAGTCAATATGTCGCTCGAATACGTTCTCTATAAACTTCTGTGCCATTTGAAATCCTGGGCCAGTGACAAATACGTTTTGAAACCACCCTTCCTCGTCTTTGATACAAATCTTGTTGAAGTCAAGGAACAATGCGCCGATGAAAGACTCGAAAAGACATCCCAGTTTCTTTAAGTTCGTTCTAGTCTTTTTCTCCTCCGCGTTTCGGGATATGACGAGCCACTTATTTAGCCCCATTTCATATGCGATACGTCCGATGGCCTCATTCTTTACAATCGCTATTTTTTTTTCTGTCATGAACCCCTCATTCTCCTTGGGAAACCGGCGATAGAGGATATATTTGGTGATGAGTTCAAGCACCCCGTCCCCAAGAAACTCTTGGCGCTCGTTTGATTTTGTCTTTAGCGGGAGACAGTCGTGTGGACGGTCCACGATAATCACGTTCTGTTCTACATTCTCAAGATGAGGGCGCTTTGTGTATGACCGATGCACAAATGCGCGCAAGTATATCTCCATATTATGGACTATTGGCGGGATGCCGAACGCACTTAAGATACCTTTCACTTCATCAACAGTAATTTCTCGGTTCATTGGATTGTATGGATTGAACACTAAGTTATCGGCAATCCGTGTGACGTCGTCGTCATTAATGATTTGTTTATATATCTCATTGTCTATTGCTGTTCTTGTGAATATGTGTGTCATTGATGATATAGGCTGCGGTATATCGTGTATTATACGGAAGGATGCTAAGAACTCTTAATAAATAACCTTTATGTAGTGTTGTATTTGATAGTGTATATATTTAGGGTCTATCAATCAATTTATTTATTTGCATACTATATAATATGGCAGGTGGTAAATTTAGTGCACGCAAAGACAGTATTATGAATCGCGGAGCCGAAAGCGGCGGGTCTGTTGGTGGAAACTCGAAGGCTGGACTTGTCAGCCTGTGGGCATTTTCACGTGTTCCTCGCAATTTAATGGTCAATCGTCTAGCTGGAGACTGCTGTTCAAAACGAACGGTGGATGCAGCTACAGATTCAGGCGCCAACAACGGCTCTTCTAACCCAACTAACCCAACTAACCCAACTAACCCAACTACTAATAATAATGGTCAATCAATTCCTGTTGTGTAAGTTGCGAAAGCATAACACAATAACAGATTAAAAGATTAGATATAAAGAATATTGGTAATGTATGTAATAACGATGTCGATTTACATAGATTGCAGAGAACATTATTTGAAAGAGCAATGTCATCGACTTGTCGATACTAACGATCTATTCAAAGACTTGAAGATAGAAACTGGAAGTTTGGATGTGGCAGACGTGGTGATTCGAAGCATTGATGGAACCCAGACCATTTATATCGAGCGAAAATCAATCTCCGACTTATCTGCGAGTATTAAAGACGGACGCTATCGCGAACAATCATTACGTTTATCTGCGCTGCCATGTCACCCACATAATGTCATTTACCTGATTGAAGGTAAAATGAGCGATAATCTTGACGGTAAGGCGGAAGGGTACGGGGGCACGCTGCTGAACAAGCCTACACTCTACACCGCAATCGCGTCAATGCTTATTTACAAGGGGTTTACCGTATTTCGGACACAATCTGCAGCAGACACTGCTGATTTTATTATGGTGACTGCACGGAAGATCGCAAGTAGCAAGAAGCCGATGTTCTATTCTCATCTACCAATGCCAACGCCGACCGGGTCATGTGGTGGTGGGGGTGATGAAGAAAACTTGCAAAGTGCCACTGCATTTGTATCTGCGCCTACAAGTTATGCGTCAGTGATTCGACAGAAAAAGAGCGAGAATATCACAGTCGACAACATTGGCGTGATTATGTTATCACAGATACCCGGAGTGAGTAGTTCTATTGCCGAGGTTGTAATGCAAGCCCACAAGACTATTCCACAACTTATAACTGACCTACAAACATCCCCTGGATGCCTTACATCTCTCACAACGACATTGTCTAATGGTAAAACTCGCAAAATAAGCAAGACTGCATGTAGTAACATAGTTACATTCTTGCTGCAATCGAGTAATGTGTAGCATTACATGAACCGCACATGTCGCTTCATTCGCAAGTTAGCTCAATAGCATGTTATGTTATTTACGGGACGACGTTTGTATAGTATTTATTTTATGTTGCCTTATCATATACATAATATAAGATGTCTTCTAAAAATGAGATATTGTTCTCCGTGTTATCACTTGGTATATTTATAGTATCTGCTTCTATTTTGTCGGGTTATTTAGGGTCGGTTGGTATGAAACAGACTCCGGATAAAATTGAGGGTTTTGAAGGGTCCGAAGAAAATGTTGATAACCTCATCCAAAAGATAGAGGTTGAATCCGAAGATGTAAAAGATACCCTTAATATCGACAAGTACGAGGTGGAGTATAAAAAGTTGACATCATTATCTAAAGAATATTTAGATGCTCTTCAATTATCTACTCTACTTACACTTAAGGCAATTGACCCTAAGTCAGACAATATTGATGTGATTATTTCAAAGTGTTCGAAGGTGGCTCTGTTATTAAAAACGCTTGGTGATGGGTCTAACTCTATAAAGGACATTGATGTTGGGTTAATGAATGGGGGGACTTCTAGCAAAAAATCGCCTGGTTGGTACTAAATCGCACAGTGATATTGAGTTCATCAATCTAATTCATATAATTGATGAAAATATTATGATGTTGTATAATATATAGTATCTTCTACCCACATTAGCGTATATTAATATTACGTATACTAAGAAATGTTCGAAACTGAGCTTAAAATGGCAGCTATCGTGATATTATTTGTACTACTACTCTATGTATTTTTTGTTTCAAACAATTTAGAGTCTACATTTGACAATAGCATCGCAAATAACAGTGCTGTAGAACAAGAGGGATTTGAAGTACCTACTTATTCTACACGCGGAAGCGAAAGAGGAAGAGGAAGAGGAAGCGGAAAAGGAAAAGGAAAAGGAAGAGGAAGAGATGAAGAGGAAGAGGAAGAGGATAGTGGATATAAAAATGATAGGGGGGGTAAAGGAGGTGGAGGAGAAGTAAATAAAGTGGTTGACACTGTTCAGTCATTGGTTGACCAGCTAGACGATGACCTTCGCATCAACAAATATCGAAAAGAATACGACAAGGTGGTTACAACCGCCGAGGAACTATTTGAGTTGTGCAGATTATCCCAACTAACCAAGCTTAAAGATACAAGTTCGAAAGATCTAGACAAGGTTGCATCGATAGCAAAGGTTTTGAATGACCTTGGCGGAGGAATAGATTCTCTCGATGGTATTAAAACCTATATTGATGGGAAATAATGAATATCCCCGTTCCGCGATATATTAACATCCCAGTGTATTATACTTATATATTTGGTCATTTATGCTAGACTACATATATATTATGCGAATACTATCCCATTCAACTCATACCGACATGCATACATGATCACTTCATTTTGTCGATGTATATATCATTAGTTTCAATTAGCTTACGCCTGCGTCCGTCGAACTCGCCCTTGGAAATAAGCGAACGAGTATATTCTTTTCCTCCCCAGTTTGTATCCATTGCGCTAGGACTTTGTTCGAGTTCTTTTTGGTTTTCAAGTATTTTGTCCATGGGCGTTATTTTTCCTTGGTAAAACGAAGACGGGTCAAATGCTGGCATCGAGTTATCGTTGTATGGTAGGTCGTTTCTACCGCCGTCTATGAGTTTTATATCATCGGGCCCGGTATTGAGTGCTATTTCGCCAGTAATATCACCGCACCCCTCAGTAAAGAATGACGCGACATTTACGTCGTTCATTGCAGTCAATCCAGAGTTCATTGGCATATTACCACATCGTTGATGCATTTGCTCGAGCGACATATTTTGCAGGCCGCCTTGTGGATTAACGATATCGGGTCGTACTCGATAACTCACTGTCCCTTGTGTATCTTCCGTTTTTTGAAGAAATAGAACTGGACAACTCACCCCCTGTGACTTCTGCCATTCAACAAACTGCACATATTCTTCTAAATTATTGAATCGCATGGGGTTTATGCCGGGCACGCGTTTTTCCTTGGTGTTCATTAAGCTTATGCCACCATCTTCCTGAATTAACAGGTTAGGACATTTTGTGTCTGTGGACAATGTTACGGTATTTGAGTTGGTGTCCACCGTATCAAAACCTTCTGCGTTTTCGTTGGGGGATGCCATGCAGAAATAAATGCCTAGGACGAAGGCAATTGTTATAATAAGCAATCTAAATGTCATGGGCATTACCGCGGACATTGACATGTTCGTTATAATAAGGGTATTATTAATTGGAGTATATACTATTGTGTTATAAAATATTTATATTGTATTACTATATACGAGAATCCCTAGACCGATGAGTTTTTTCACATCTATTGACCATGAAGGTCATGATGAAGAGCCTGTGTTACATGCAAAAAACAAGATAGATGGAAAGGGGAAAATGAGCGACGCACAAATGGTGCGTCTCGACAAGGACGTAAAAAGTGGCAATGTACATGTGTACTTATTTCTATACTGGCGCGATTGTGGACATTGTAAGAGTTCATATGGAGATTGGGAAAAGTTCGAGAGGGTAATAGGTAAAAATAAATCTGTCGACAAATTGGCAGTGTATGCAATTGAACAAGACGCAATATCTGGTATGTCGAGCGAACTGCTGGATAGTATTGGTGGGAGTCCCGATGGATTCCCCACGATTCGTCATGTCTTTAATAAGGCTGCACATGAGTATAGTGGGCAGCGTAATATAAAAGCATTCACCGAATGGATGCATAAAACGTCTGGAAAATCCCAGTCTGGTGGTTGTTCGTGCGGGATGACCGGTGGAGGTAATAAGTGTAAAAGGAGCGTGTTTGGTGGATGTGCACAATGTGGTTTGTACAAAGGAGGGCGTCGTCGCAAAAAGACTCGCAAGGGTCGGGCCAAGAAGTCGCGGGGGGCAAAAAAGGTGCGCGCGCGAAACACTCGCAAAAAGACACGTCGTGCAGTGGTCTAGAATATAATCGAATACATGTAATACGTATCAAATGCTGCCAGGAATAAATTGAATTAGATAACATGGTTTGGTGTGGACATCATAATAATATACGTTCAGCTTATATAGCTCGAGTTAACTTAAAGTAAATAACCTAGACGTTTCCGCCTAGTTTATACAGCGTAGCGTCCGCAAGCATTCACCAAACCATGACCGACAATTACGAGTTCAGAATCTTCGACTTCCATCTCTACAACAAGGTAGAAGAGGTTGATAGTGATGATGAAGTCACTGATGAGGGTAACCTCAAGTACCGCAAGCAGAAGGCTTACCCTCAGAAAACCTTCGCCGTTCAGATGTTTGGCAAAAATGCGGAAGGTAAGTCGTGTTCGATTACCATAAGTGACTTCAAGCCATTCTTCTACGTCAAGGTAGACGATAAATGGGGTGAGCGCGAGAAGAACATATTTGTTTCGCACTTGAAGAAAGTAGTAGGTAGGTATCATGAAAATAATATCGTAGGTACAAAAATAGTAAGACACAAGAAACTGTATGGATTTGATGCCGGAAAGAAAAATACGTTTATTCAGATCAAGTTTGAAAACATCCAGGCAATGAATAAGGCGAAGAACATGTGGTACGATGACGACAGGCGATTGCTCTCAGATGGATACTACGTGTCTATTCTTGGCAAGCCATGTAAGACCGAAATCTACGAATCATTCATCCCTCCTCTACTTCGGTTCTTCCATATATTGGATATGAGCCCATCTGGATGGGTTGGGCTTCCTAAGACAAAGACTGCATGTATCTCCGAGTGTGAGAAGACAACGCACTGTGATTTCGAGTTCGAGTTGCTATACAAGGATATTATCCCCCTTCGTGAGAAGGAAGACCGAGTTCCGTTCAAAATCATGAGTTTTGATATTGAGGCGAGTAGCAGTCACGGCGACTTTCCTGTTCCTGTAAAAACTTACAAGAAGCTAGCGACAAACGTGCTTGATATAATGACAAAACTAGATGACATTCATCTTGACACGGAAGAGATTATTCGCTACGCGGTATTGTATGGATTTGGGATGTTGACGAATGCTAATATTGAGTACGACGACGACAGTGACAAGGAAATTATCACGAAGTTGTTTTCGACATACGTCGACATCGTATATCCAAAAAAGACCCCGACTGAGAAGAAGGTGAAGTCCGCGATTAACAATGTTCTGTCACATATGATTGAGGATGTCAATCATGTTCAACTGAGCACCGAAAACACAATCATGAAGTCGTTCGAGAATGCATACGCACGAGACAGAGACGGTGATGGCGATGGTGACGGTGATGGCGATGGTAAATACGGCGACGGCGCCGACGACGACGACGGTACCGATAATATGGATGAACCAGATGATATTGATATCGTACAATCTCGCAAGACATCAAAAACCGTGCAATCACCTACAGTGAAACGAGTCACCATCAAAGGTTCGGGTGTCAAGGCTATTGTAAACAAGTCAAACTGTACTGGCCTTCCTGCACTTATTCAGTCTCAAACAATTTCGCGCGAACTCAAGATAAATCATCTTACCGAGGTGCTTGGTATGTATTTACCACAGGTTGAGGGCGACAAGGTGACATTTATCGGTTCTACATTCTTGACCTATGGTGAAAAGGACCCGTATTATAACCACTGTGTGGTGCTAGATACGTGTGCTGACCTTGGGATTGAAAACACTGTTATAGAAAGCTACAAGACCGAGGCCGAGATTCTCATTGCGTGGCGTGACCTTGTTATTCGCGAAAACCCTGACATTATTATTGGCTACAATATATTTGGATTTGATTACAACTTCATGTTCCTTCGTGCACAAGAGACCGGTTGCGCGGCCAAGTTCATTGAATTGTCGAAGTTGAAAGACCATGTGTGTGGGACATTGAACGAGGAGACTGGGAAGTACGAGATTGAGCATAGTAGTATTACGCTCGCCAGCGGCACGCATGATTTGGGCTATATTAAGATGCCTGGCCGTATTCAGTTGGACTTGTATAATCATTTCCGTCGTGAAGAGAACTTGATGTCGTATAAGCTGGACCACGTTGCTGGGCACTTTATTGGAGACTTCATCGTCGACTTAAAACACGTTCTTACTGCAGACGAAAAAGTCGAGACATTTGTGACAACAAAAAACATGACAGGTCTCACCGTGGGTAGTTACGTCCATTTTGAGGAGATTGGTCACTCGACCGACTATTATGATTCGGGTGCAAAGTTCATGGTGAAGTCGATTGATGAAAAGGTGAACAGCTTTGTGGTGAATGCCAGAATCGCTCCAGATATGAGAAAGAAGGTGCGTTGGGCGTTGGCCAAGGACGACGTTACTCCTAAGGATATCTTCAACTTGACGCGGGGCGATGCAAATGACCGCGCCATAGTAGCGAAATACTGTATTCAGGATTGCAACTTGGTTCAGTATTTGCTGAACAAGGTCGACGCCATTACTGGTCTTGTTGAGATGTCGAATATTTGCAGCGTCCCAATAAGCTTCCTTATCTTGCGTGGTCAAGGAATTAAGTTGACGAGCTATGTTGGTAAAAAGTGTCGAGAAAACGATATGCTCATGCCAGACATTCCGAAAAAGTTCAACGATGGTGGGTACGAGGGCGCCATCGTGCTTGACCCAAAGAGTGATTTGTATCTGGATAATCCAGTAGCTTGTGTGGATTATGCATCACTGTATCCGTCTTCAATGATTAGTGAGAACTTATCGCACGATAGTAAGGTGTGGACAAAAGAATACAATATGGTAGGGAAGTTAGTCGAAGTAGTCGGTGAAACTGCGTTGGACGACGATGACGTATTTATATACGACAATCTCCCCGGATACGAGTATGTGAATGTTACATATGATACATATGAGTACCTATCTCCTAAGCCGGGCGCGGCTAAAGTCAAGACGAAGGTCGGTAGCAAGATATGTCGATTTGCCCAGTTTCCAAATGGAAAGGCTATCATGCCATCCATCTTGCAAGAGCTGTTGAAGGCCCGCAAGACGACTCGCAAGCTTATTCCTCAACAAACCGACGATTTTATGAAAAATGTGTTGGACAAGCGCCAGCTTGCATACAAGGTAACTGCCAACTCCTTGTATGGACAGTGTGGTGCGAAAACAAGTACGTTCTATGAGAAGGACATTGCCGCGTCTACCACCGCAATTGGTCGTAAACTATTGACGTATGCCAAACGTGTGATTGAAGAGGTCTATGGAAACGCAATAATGGACACCCGCAATCATGGAAAGGTTCGGACGAGAGCAGAATACGTGTACGGAGATACCGACAGTGTGTTCTTTACGTTTAATCTGGAAGAACTGGGAGGTGCGCCTATCAGAGGAAAGAAGGCTCTCGAAATCACCATTGAACTTGCCAAGCAAGCTGGCGAGATGGCATCAAAGTTCTTGAAAAAGCCGCATGATCTAGAGTACGAGAAAACGTTTATGCCATTCTGTCTTCTCAGCAAGAAACGGTATGTGGGTATGCAGTACGAAGACGACCCGAACAAGGGTAAGCGCAAAGAGATGGGTATTGTGTTGAAGCGACGCGATAATGCGCCAATCGTGAAGGAAATATATGGCGGCATTATTGACATTCTCATGAAGGAGTGCGACATCAAGAAGGCGGTCGAATACCTTCAGTCGTGCATTCAGAACCTTGTTGAAGAGAAGTATCCGATGGAGAAACTGATTATAAGTAAATCAATTCGGTCTGATTATAAGAATCCTCACCAGATAGCACACAAAGTTCTTGCGGATAGAATGACTTCTCGCGACCCTGGCAATAAACCTGCGTCGGGGGATCGTATACCGTATGTGTATATTCACAATCCAAACCGCAAGGCATTGCAGGGCGAAAAAATCGAAACACCAACGTTTATTACAGAGAACAATCTCAAGATAGACTATGCGTTTTATATCACAAACCAAGTGATGAAGCCAGTGCAACAGGTGTTTGCTCTGGTTCTTGAGAAGATATGGCAGATGCAAGGGAAGACGGGTAAGATATCGAGGTTTAAGAGCGATATGAAGACGCTTCAGCGCGAAACTGCTCCAGATAAGTTTATCGATAAGTTAGAGGCATTAAAGAACAAAGAGGTGAAAGCGCTGTTGTTTGATAAGTATATCACCAAGGCGACCAATCAAAAACAGGGAATGCGTGAGCTGACGTCGTTCTTTGGAAAAATGTGAGCATCATGATAATTAAACTCATAAACTTACCAACTCATTATGGGTTATCATAATATAATATAATATGTACGAAATAATATATTATATTTGGGTGTGATATATCGGCGAACTAACTACTATTTAGAAAAAAACTCTCTGCAACCTCCTTGTCATGGAGAGGTTGTTTGTTTTTTTCAATGACATGTATGTTATCTCCCGCAATAAATTTGGAAGTATCGTGAACGTCAAAATGTTGCTGTTCTAGAGTATAATCGGTTATGTCTATTTTCATCCCCACCGATGCATCGGTATTATTAGATACATTTGGTTCGTTGTTCATATTCGGGGTGTTTAGTTTTGTCTTATGGCCGATGTCATCTGTTCTGATATATCGTTGGATAAGTTGACAAAGGTTATCCACGTTTGTTTCAATAGAGATCATTCTAGTTTGTAGAGATTCAATTGCAGCGGTAAACGCCATTTCGTTGTGCGAGTATGTATGAACTGGACTGGATGTGACGCTCAAATCTATGTTTCTATTATCTCTTGCAAGTAGTTCATTTGCTGTGGATTTGGTAGTAGCACCCGCATCCATGGCATTCGATGGTTTTTGGGACACATCCGATGGTATAGGCAGTTCATTCAAGTTCAACCACTTTACCAGATCTAGGTTATTTTGGTCTGGCCGATGCAGGGTTGTGCTGACTCTCTCTACAAATATATTCTCATCAATTTTCCTGTTTTCAAGGCGGCTTGTAACATGTTTTTGAAACTCTTTGGCTTCAAACGGTTCATCGGCAGTGGTATCTGAAAACTCTACATTCGATGGAGTATCATTGTTACGATAAAGATCAAAGTTTTGCTGCACCTCTTTGTATTTTTGGTCAAACTCGCTAAGACGCTCGCTCTTTATCTCTTCCACGGTAATCGCTTCTTTTCCAAGAGGATCGTTGTTATTTATTTGCAACTTTATCGGCTTGGCCACATCGGTATCGTTCAAAGAGTTGGATTGGAACCCCCGAATAAAAAATGCAATAAACTGTTTGTTAAAATCAATAACTGTCAATGTTGTAGTTAGATTAGTTTCTACAAATGTTTTCACCTTGGAGATGTAATACGCGCGCAGTTTTTGCTTTCCATCCTTACCTTGCGAATCAATACTTGTTTGAAATGCGTTGTTTTGAATAATAATGTTCCACAACAAATCAATGTTATTTTCGCTAACAAATGTGCTGGTTGTTTTATTTGATGATATTCTTTCTACTGTTGATGACATAATATACAATTGTATTCGGTATGTGTATAGTATGTATGCGTCATAACCATTTATATACGTTTACAATGATTCATTAAAATATATCTTTCTGAACCTTTGTACACACTTGTCTGTGATTAGATGGGTTTTAAAATAGTTTCCGTCGTGAGTGTCTTCTAACATATGAATGATAAAGTATAACGAGTATACTCCGCATTCAGTATCACCTTGTTGATGTTCTTGTGGATGGTTCTCGTCATATTTAAACAGTATTTGTTTATGTGCAGGGAGGTGCAAACCCTGTCGTTTTACCATGTCTACAAACTTCTTTATCTGTGAGGGTATAGTCCGTCCGACACTATCGAAATAAAAGATGGTAGCCTTTTTTATATTGATGAAGAGAGAGACCCAATGAGAACCACCTTTGTAGTGAGGATCAATATTGAATATCACACCTATCTTAGTCTTGCCACTATCAATCTGTTCTTTTAGATCAAAATGACATAGCTCGTCCCATACGCACTCTCCGTACATTTTATGAGTATCATAGTCAATGGGTGATGGTCCGATAAAGTCAAAGCATTTATATTTCTGTTCATACTGCTTCATAACGGAAATGATATCATTACTAGATAACCATTCCGTTGGATTTCTTTTCCACTTTTCTGGCGATTCTGGTGCAAATGCTACACTGAGTTCGTTTCCAATTCCGCCCTTTGCGAATTTCTGTTTGAGCCAACACGACTCCTTATTACATACATTCTTAAGTTTTTTCTGTAAATGTGCCCATGTGTTGCGAATACTTCCGTTTTGTATTTTATTATCAGGATGACGCTTATTCCATAGAGTCTTTAATTTACAAATGGACTGGTCGCGAATGCATGTGTACTTTCTGCCACTTCCATTTGGACCACATTGTTGTTTCTTAAGCTTTCTTGTTTTTTTACTAGAGGATGTGCCTGTGCCTGCGCCCTGTTTGTTATTACGTGTTTTCCCCCCACGTATGCTAGATGATAATATAGGTCGACGATGTTGTTTGCGAATCGTCTTCGATGTCCCGTACTTCATATCGCCTGTATATTTATTGCCCATACTTATTGTAGTACAATTAGATTTTCTTTTGCCCTACAATAATGCCTATAATTCATATGTATATACCTACACCTATACGTTATTGTATTATTGGAATCGATGTTCTCTCTAATTAGTCATTTCTCTTTACCGAAGTGTTTTTAATGTCTTGACGAGTATGATTGTTAAATATGCCGTTACTGGTATTCGTTATATTTGGATTAAATCTGTCGAAATTCTGGTCTTGGAACAAGAGAGAATGTGCCTGCGGATTAGGCGAAGAGTCGTGTGCAAACGAACGCAGCGTGTACAGGTCGCTCGAACTGGAAGGAACATATGTTGCCTGAGGACAAGACTGCAGTGCATAAAACTGGTTCCTCATTTCGGTCTCCACATCTACATTGCTTGCAAACCCGCTCCACGGGGCGACTTTATTTGCAGGATAAAATGTGGTGTATGGGCTATACTCGGGAACTTGCTGCAGCGGCTCAGCATTTGACGGCGGAGGGGTGGTTGTCATGAGTTTGGTGTATTTTGTATGGGATGGACGAAGAGTGAAGTACGGCTGAAGCATAGATGATGGGATATTTCTGCCGTATAATCTTTTGTTGGTCGCGTTGTTTATATCGGACACATTTTCCACATTATCGCTATTCATATTGTCTATATACATATGATATATTTTTTAGTATAAAAATACTAATCCTTGGAAAATATATTGGGACAGAGTCAATACAAATATTTGAGTAAGTATTCACAATACAATGATATTAAAGGGAAGTATATCCTATATAATAGCGAGTATAAACTCACAATAGCATGTGTGGTATTTTTTGCATTTTAAATAACGGAAAGTTAGTATTGAATGAGACAGTTCTAGATGAGTCTACAATCATCCATTCGTTTGAGCAGTGCAGGGGAAGAGGTCCAGAAATGTCTAAACTGGTCAAAGTTGATCACGCTACCACACTTGGATTTCACCGTTTAGCGATAAATGGCCTAGACGAAATATCGAACCAGCCAATTGTGTTGATGGGTACTTACCTAATCTGCAATGGTGAAATCTACAACTACAAGCAATTGTACGAATTAATTCCCGATTGCACTCCCACAACTCATTCCGACTGCGAGGTTATTTTACACCTATATATTCGATATGGTATCGAGCAGACACTTAACATGCTGGACGGCGTATTTTCATTTATAATTGTCGATACACGTGATACATCAAACTCTACCAGCAGTAGCCTTGTCGAGAAACAACATCGTCTTATTGTCGCGAGAGATTCATATGGGGTGCGCCCATTATATATGATGAATCCGAATCCACTATCTAAAACTGCCACATCATCTGCATCCAATATATATGGATTTGCATCGGAACTCAAATCACTTATTGATATGAAGCATATTTTGCAGGATGCAGATATCGTCCAGTTTGAGCCAGGAACATTTAGTCAGTTTGTGCAGAGAGCGACAGATGTGCCAGATGCTTCATTTTGGGAACCAGTTACTGACATACAGAATGTTCCATACAATCGCCCTGGATTTGTATCGCAAATGGTGTATGACTCAATGAAAAATTACAAGAATAACGTTACGCTTGATATCCAGATCTATCTTAAAAACGCAGTGAGAAAGCGTGTTATGGCTACAGATAGACCAGTCGCATGTCTTCTTTCTGGTGGACTAGATAGTAGTTTGGTTACTTCTCTTGTGAACGAGATTCGAAAAGAGATGGGCGAAGATTCACCTCTCGAGACTTATAGCATTGGTATTGTGGGTGCATCTGATCTGGCGTATGCGCGAAAAGTTGCAGCTCATCTTGGAACACGTCACACTGAGGTGGTGCTTAGCGAGCAAGATTTTTTTGATGCCATTCCAGAGGTGATAATGAAGATAGAAAGCTACGACACAACGACGGTCCGTGCATCTATTGGGAACTATTTGATTGGAAAGTATATTTCTGAGCACAGTGAGGCAAAGGTAATTTTTAACGGAGACGGTTCTGACGAATTGTGCGGCGGATATCTTTACATGCACGCCGTCAATGACCCGATTGAGTTTGACAAGGAGTGTCGGCGGCTGATAAAAAATATTTATGCGTTTGATGTTCTTCGTTCAGATAAGTGTATTTCAACGCATGGATTAGAACCGAGAACGCCTTTCTTAGACAGGACATGGGTCAACTTTTATTTTGGCATTCATCCTGCGGTAAGATGTCATGTGCTTGATTCCGAACCTGAAAAGTTTCTTCTCAGAAATGCATTCTCTTCTGAAAATTATCGGTCGATAATTGCAGATAACGAATCTCTGTTACCAGATGAGATTCTATGGCGAACCAAGGAAGCATTCAGTGACGGAGTATCGAACAACGCCCGGTCTCTTTTCGAGATTATCCAGGAGAAGATTGAGTGTAGTGCCGAGATTAACGCGGAAATTAACGCGTTTGACTGGACGAGTATCACACATAATCCACCCGCAACTAAGGAACAGAAGTATTATAGATATTTGTTCGAGAAATTGTATCGCGGATGCGGTGACATTCTTCCGTACTTTTGGATGCCTAAGTATGTGAATTCTACGGATGCAAGTGCGCGAACATTACAGCTGTATAAAGATGTGAATAGTCGTGCAAAAAAATAATATATGTGAGTACCTTATAGGTTCGTCAAATAAGTACCATACGTATAATACATTCCTACTAATCGGTTACGATTATTTTGTTCATTAATTAGTTAGTAATGATCAATAGTTACGAGACGCAGAGATATTTTTTTGGTATAGTGAACAAGGTTATGTTCGTACTTTTGGTGATTTCATATATAGGTATATGGCGGCTCGCGCCCAGCTACCTTGAAATTTTACGAACAGTTATTCAGGTCTATATATCATTGTTTTTAATCATTCGGTTTAATCCTTATGTATCACGCCCTAATTTTAGTGAGTTGGATAGAAATGTTGCATTTAATGCAGGTATATTTGTGTTTGCAAATACAATCATTGCAAAATATTTATCAACAATACTCGCAAGTGTTTCGACCACACAAAAGAATGAATAGTCAAATATTGGATTGAACAAAATACGAACTACTTGGTATGTTGTGTATAAGTTGTATTGTTTGACGATTTACATCGTTCTACGTACCGGGCCTGCTGATTTTCAAGATATTTCTTATTTAGTACTACTTGTGCATTTTTCAAGAGTTCTATTTTGCGATACGCTGTTTCGATTGCGTTTTCGTAGCGCAAATGCGGCGGCCGTCCTGCCTGTTCTATTTTGTAAGTTTCAATATCTCGCCGATGTATTTCGGTCATTTCTTTGTGTGAAGCGAGTGGTATATTCGTGAGGTCTAGGTCCATAATGCCGTTGTATCCCTTGACAATATTTATTGTTTTCATTTCTATATATTGTCACGTTATATATTTATACCCTTGAAGATTTACAATGGGACTTAGTCCCATTGTAAATCCAATGACAACGTTACCCACCTACATCGGAGTATAGTGTGAGTGGTTCAGCAAAGCTGAACGACCGATAAATGAATTAGATGCAATGTATAATATGATGGTCTCTACATCCTCGTCTTCAAAGTTTGCGCCCCCTCTGTCTTTTTGAACGGGTTTGTCTTGTTTTTCTTGTTTTTCTTTTTCCGCCCTTGGGGGCCAAAAATCCATTCAAAGTTGGTCCTGTACCAGGGCCAAAATTGAAGACTGTTTCCATCGCAGGGGAAATCCCTTGTACTCTTTTTTGTTGAACCGCAGATGTAACCATCTCCAAATTATTGAGATCTTTTTTACGTTGTATATGTGTTTCGATAATTTGTATGATTTCTTGTTTTCCCCGCTCACGTGCCATCATGAGAGCGGTCTTGCCATCAACACCAGAATCATCAACATTAGCTCCTGCCTTTAATAACATTTGCACGATTTCTTCATTTCCGCTTCTACTTGCCCAAATGAGAGCGGTGTGACCAGTAGAATTTGAAGCATTAACATTAGCTCCTGCATCTAATAACATTCGCACGATTTTTATAGGTCTGCCCGCACTTGCCCAAACGAGAGCGGTATTACCATAAGAATTAGAAGCATTAACATTAGCTCCTCGGTCTAATAACATTCGCACGATTTCTTCATTTCCTCGAATAGTTGCCCACATGAGAGCGGTATTACCACCCCGCCCAGAAGCATTAACATTAGCTCCTGCATCTAATAACGCTTCAGCACGGGGTAAGTCTCTGGACTTAATTGCATCGATGAGTTGTCTATCCTGTTCTGGTGTCCCCCCCCTTTGTCTTTTTGAACGGGTTTGTCTAACATTGTTCTTATTTTTATGAGTTTTCATTATATTATATAATAATAATATATTATTTATATTTTCCCATTTTAAGTCTTCAATGGTGTAAATATATGAATAATCAATTCACAACAATAACAATTCGTAGGGTTTGTTTTAGCATGGAATATTTTATAATTTCTAATTCCTAATAATAAATCGCCATCTCAACACCCTTTACCTGAAAGTCTACGTTGCATTTTTTGTAGAATCCAACATTTTCTTCAGAACAATCGAGAATACATTTGTAGCATCCGCGTTTGTTTGCATAGTCAATGCATTTATTAACTATCATCTTGCCTATCCCACTCCCTCTTACAGTATGTGATACAACCACATCTTCGATATGACCTACCCGCCCCATATCATGTATAAGCTTTTGTTCAATAATCACGGTTGCGCTGGCAACAATCTTCTTGCTAGTCATTGTAGATATAGATGCCATAACATCATTATCGTTACATAGAATAGGTTCTGTGTCTTCTACTACAAATATGGTCGTCATTGGGTCGTTAACATATCGCCAAAAATCGGCTGCCGTAATTCGTTCAGCATTTAGCGAAAACCCTTCTTTTATGAGTTGGATATAACCGTTGTAGTAGTCCTCTTCGCACAACTCGCGTATAGTATATCTCGCATACTTGGAATCTGTCATTAAATATATTATGAATAATCAGAAATGTTTATAATATAATTGGGTATATATCTTATCTATGTTCGATATGCGATGTCATCATCTCAATCGGATTCGCTGTCCGAATCTCGGTATCCAGGGAAAAAACGCATGAAAAAAACATGGATGTGCGTAATCATCCTCTTAGTTGTAAGTTTGTCTATATAATATTCTGTTGCGTTTTTCTCTATACACGACACCTTTTTCAGAATCAAGTATTTTACAATATATTGTCGAAAGATATCTTTGTGATGGTCAATGGTCTGCTTAGTTTCTTTCCCGGTGTATAGAATATGATGAACGATATCTACTTTGAACAGTCGTCTTATAATGTCATCGTGAGTGAAGAAGTATAAATACGGTTTTAACTTTAAATAATATACGTTATCTACGTTCATTTCGGGGAATGACACATCGTCAAAATAACAAAGCTCTATTTGCACATTGGATGGAATGCGACAGCAACGAATAACGTCCATGTATTTCTTAGTAGTCGACGTCCGACACGGCTCTTGTATTTCGCCGTTCAGTTTAAACGCTAGAATAATATTATCAAATATCCCGCCACCAAGACGATGTTCGATGTATTCTGTGATATGATTCACCCATTTTTTACTATATCTATTATTTGTGTACAACATAATCCCTTTGCATAGCCCTTGTCTTTTTTTCTTTTTTAATGATAATAAAATAGATAAGATTCCCGGTCTAAATAATTCTGGGAACTCATTCAATATTGCATTGAAATCGTGTTGGGTAAGCACATAATTAATATGATTGTATTCAATAAATCTATCCAATGCTTCCCATATATTGCGGATAAGAATAAAGTGTCCAATTGTTTCGTCTAAATCGAAAACAACATATTTATTTATCTCCATTGTATCTCCATGTAACATGCATATACGGATAGAATATATATTAGGCTAGAAATAAAATGTTTACATCAATAATAATATAACTTAAGTATTATTGATGTAAACATTTTTCCATTTAGTTCGTATTTCTTTCTCATGTAAATTATATACCAACTTAATATCGATAAAGGGAACCACTCAACACGAGTCATCTATATGGGGTTCAACGACTTAACTACCAAAGAATATATCGATATTCTTCGCTACTATAAGGCAACTGTTCCTACCAAATCCTCAGATATTAAATACAACGCCGAGAAGATTATTAATTCCAAGTTATGTGGGTGTGTAAATAAACTTGTTCACGTGAATGCGGCAAAGTCTATTGGGATATGTACAAAGAGTATTATTAATAGCAAGGGGTTTGTTCGTGGAAGTTTTACGTGCAAAAATCCAAAACGAAATGTTACACTAAAGCGTAAATCTGGAAGGAAAACTTTTAAAAAAGATTTAACTAAAACTACGCGGAAGGCATTATAATTCACGAGTAGATATGAGTAATTTGCTCTGTATATAGCTTACATATATCTATGACGCAGATGCCATATAAGACAATGCTGATAGTAATACCTTCTCTTGTGGAGATAGTTTTTGGAATAATAGGACGTCGTCCATTTTCAGCTCAAAGTATCTTCCACGTATATTTCTCATGCGCATGCAACTATTGCTGTCCGTAAAAATAAGTTCACAAAAAAATGCACCCGATACTAGAATAATATTGTCAATGTCTCTCGTATCAATCCATCTAAGAAACGCTCCATTTTTCAGTTCGTGGATTTCATCGATGTACCTGTATCCGTTTAGTTTTTGAATGAACTCAATCTTCTCTTGATGGTCGATCGGAAGCTCATCTATAATACCAACCTTTATCTTGATAATTTTTTCAGTAGTAAGAGACAACATATGCACATTTGATTCGTTATCACACGCTATGTTTAATAAATCCAGGTCTGTCTTATGATTCATAAAATAGAATCTTAAGCTGATACTCTGCAGTCTGTTGTTTTATATAATACACCCTAATAAGTTTATTAATACGGATACCACCTGTTCAGGTTCCAGATAGGCTATATAACTTTAGGGGTTACTTGAACAACTACTGGATTAACATGATATATCTATATGCTGTTTACATATATAGATATATTTACAATGCCTTATGCGCATGTCATAACGTGTAAATAATTTACCAAAGTGAACCAAATCCGCTTCCGCCAAGTAGACTGTTTGCTGCCATTGGTTCGGTAAATCCTTCAGATGGGAACTTATTTGGTCCGCCAGTTTGACTTTTTGTAACCGGGTCACTTCTCAGCGAGTTAATTCCTGTAGTACCAGTTGTTTTTGTAGATTGTGACATATTCATTCCGGAATTACCCTGGGGGTTAACTCCCATATTAGGAGAATGCGCATTTACTAAAGGGTTAGTTTGTTCGGTATAATATTGTTGCTGCGAAGTAATATTCTCTGGTGAGGTGGACATATTCTCATTTCCTTCTTTTCTTCCCATAACCATCTCTTCTACACGATCATATATAATACTCACTTTCTCGCCTAGCTTTGTTTGCAAGCTTAATAGAATCATAAGAGTGGCAGGTATCATATGAATAATAGAAAACTGTTCATACTTAATCCCACTATATGTAGGAATAAATGTTACAATGCGGTTGATCAAGAGAATCCCTACAAACATAAACACGAGTTGGACTACTACTTCAGCTAAAAGCTCCATACTTCCTTTTTCATCATCTGCTTCCGGGACATATTTTTGCATAAGTTTATTTAAAATTACGATTGGTACTAATGCAGTTACCGTATATTGAACGATGTTCATCATTTCTTTTTTAGACGGTTCGTCAAACTTGAATACATGTTGAACAAATGTCTCGTTTTGACTACCGCCTATTATAATGTCATCGGTATCAACCATATGATGTACCTAAAGAAATAAATACACGACAGATTATATATTTGTTCGTATGAACTATATTAAACATACCTGGTATATATATATATTATGAGTGCATCTAGAGCTATTGCATCCGCTAAAAATAAGAGGGCCGGGTTAAACAGTCCTAATCCAGCGAATCCTTTGTCTGAAAATCAGTCACAGTACAACCCTACTAGCTTTGAACCACTTCCGCCTGCAGGGCCTGTAACAAAGTTAACGATTCCTCAGGCGATTCAAATGATTATTTCTCGTTTAGACGTAATAGACGCGCAAATGGCGGAACTTACTAATTCCATTCATGAGGTAAGAGATTTCAGTGAACATACACAGAGCAAATATTTAGTTGATGCGTCTGTATTTGATTCTATCGTATCTCGCGTTAATACTTTAGAATCAAATCCAATTGTTTCAAGTACGTCTTCTGATACAGTTGAGGATATCAAGCGAGTCGACGCGACAATTCAAGAAGTAAAAACAGACATTGTTGGGTTTAAAAATAGCTTTATTAGCTTGCAATCGTATGTAATGGAAACAAATGCTAAGTTAACCGAGGTTGTATTTTCTCTTCCAATCGAAAGTATGGTTGATTATCGAGACATCTTTACAAAGAAAAATGTAGAAGGGTTTGACTTAGATGATGTAAATATTACAAATATCAGCGATATAATGCCACCCACACTAGATGAAATCAATTATCTGAAAGAATCTTCAGATAGTATTGGTGTGAATATTGAGGAGGATGGTCTTTAATAAGAAGAATCTTTTATTTCAAGAGGCTTCTCGAGATTCAGAATATATTGAATATAGTATATCGCATTAGATGTGTAGAATATGTAAAGGTAAACATGCATCTTTAGGAATTACTATATCTAATCGATATTACAACACTTTACATAATACACACAACTCTATAAATTTTATTGTTCGCAAATTATATAATGACTAGTTTCAAAAAACTCATGTCAGACTACGGTCTAGGTGTTATCATTATTTTGTTATTATTGGCATTTGCAATTAGCACCATGTCAGACTATATTAACAATAAGGCTTTAGGTGGAAGTGAAGGACATGAAAGTATTTCCGCGAATGCCGAGATATATAGCAATGTGCAGCAATCAGAGGTTTCAAATAACGACGGTTCTGCCGGAAATTTTGCAGCTGTAACTAGTCGTCCGGGTCCCGCCAAGATTGTCAATCCGGCAGACCTTCTTCCAAGTGACAACAATAATGAGTTTGCGTCTATGGCGCCGACCACTAATGGTGGAAATAACGCAGCATTACTAGATGCGGCTCACCATATTGGTAGTTCTGGAAATGATGCGCCATTGCGAAATGCTAACTTGCAACTTCGTTCAGAGGAACCCAATCCCAGCACATACAATGGACCATGGAACCAATCTACAATTGAACCTGATACAAGGCGTAATGGAATTACCATATAAATAACTAGTCGTTCCCTAATTGTACAAATGATTATGAGTGTGTATACGTAATGCGGAAAATTATTTCTGTATAATATATCTTCCAAAGGTATATTATACTAACTATCGATTCATCGATTCATTACTGCATATCAATACACAGTAAACGCCAGAATAAAATAATATCTATCAACTTAGATAGATCATGCTTGATTATCTGGTAAAACAAGATCTACTTTTCTATTGTATATTTGGGTTTGTCATTATATATAGCCTCAAAATTTATTCTGAGAGTGAAGTTTTTAATTTAAGATGTATTATAGCAACAGAAGATGGCCATAAATACTGCGTAAGAAATCGACTTAAGATAGACGAGGCCGCCAATCTTTTAGCAAAATCGACAAAGCGTGCAACCAACTTCGTAAATAAACTTCACGAGAAATATCCTAACGATGAACGAGTGAACCGATTAAAAACCGGATTTAATCCTAAAAAGGTGCAAGAAACTTTGCCCACTAGTGAATTAACCGCGTACAGTGAGAACAAAGGAGAGAAACTAGCATTTTGTCTGGCAAAATCCAAACACAGCGAGAGTTTGATTGACGAGAATACACTTATGTTCGTGTATTTTCATGAACTTGCGCATATCATGACAAAGACGATTGGACATAAGAAGGAGTTTTGGGATAACTTCAAGTTTATTCTGGTCGAGTCGAAAGAGCTTAAGCTGTATGACCCGGTGGATTATAAGAAAAAGAACAAACACTATTGTGGAATGAATATTACGGACAACCCATACTATGACGTATAATAATGCGACTAGATGGATTGATGGTTCTTGTTCGACGAGAATAGATTCGTTGTGCATTTTTGATTTTGATTTACTATTTGTTCATCTACTTATTACTTCTTGTGCTTCCTTCATATTTACATAAACATGATTATATAATTTGTCAAGTCGTCGCACAGATTGTGGCAGTGAGCATACATTTTATTGTCATTATAGTATTTTCTCGTCAACGGACTAACAATATCTAACCACGTGTTTACTTCATTTTTATATTGCGTCTGCATGTAAGTATTGCATATCTTTCGTTCAGTTATAATATTATTTATATTCTCAATACCAAGTATTGTCTTTTTTGTTACGATATCATCAACCGTTCCATTTGTCATCATATCATTGTAAATGTCCGACGATATTAACCTCTCTTGTTTGAGAGACTGTATATACGCGCGAACGTGACTGTAGTATCTGAACTCTATCTCTCTTTCTATTCCGTCATTTATTTCTACTAAACTATCACTTCGTACACGTTTTTGATTGCGGTGTGATGACATGATAGATATGAGTGTATTATCTGATTATTACAAATCCAAATGATTTGTAATATGTCGTTCTTCTTTGTGTTCGTGTATAAACTCTATATTACATGAACAAAATAGTTACTATTTACGCGATTATTCCAACCATTTTTATTCTATCTTTTGTTTTTACTAGCATAATCATTAAAATCGTGTAGGTTATCATAAGCAGCACAATATCATATAAGACTGCTCGAAATCCTGCGGCATAAAACCATTTCGAAAAGAAACTTCCTTTGTCAAGTGGACGTCCTGTAAAAAATAGATAAAATCCTCCTGAAATACATAACGTGGTAAATGCAACAATTATTATGCGAGTCAGAATGTGATTTGCATTTAGCCAGTAAATACCCAATTGAGATATTAATAGGTATATCAATACCAAGAATAAATCCAGAACGAAACTCTTGAAAAAGTTTTCATAGTAGTACTCTTGCACCAGCTTGGTCTGACCGGTTATAAATGTAGGTAAGTGAAGAACGTATACTACAAGTGTAGTCGTTACAATGAATGTTATAAAATATGCAGTTGTGAACAGTGTAATTTCATTTATAATTGCCATGTTCAATTGTTATAATGTGATAAATTATGCACTATATATTTGATATATACCTGGATATTATTTTTATATTTGACCAATAATTACATTGAGTATATTTCCAATATAATACGACAATTATAATTAGTCATCGTATGTTGATAAAAATGTTGGCCAAATATATATGAATAGTGTCAATAGCATATATAAAGTACACATTGTAAGAGGAACACATAACAAATCTGAAGGCGGGGAAAGGGGAGGGGGAGTACGCGATAAGTTAATCGTTTTTTTTGGAAACGATGCTGATCCGGGTGACCTAAGAGCTCTTTTTGCAAGCGACCCTACAAATAAAAGGTTATTAGATAGAGATACAGGAAACCCTATTTTTAGCAACGATGAACTTGTTCATATTAAGAACACGAATATAGATGTAGTGTTTAGTCGACAGTCTATATATTTAGATGACACTATCCTGACAATAAAATTAAAGATCTTACTGGAGATTAGAGAATCCTCCGAAATATCGATAGACGAACTTTTTCTATTTTGCGCAAAAAAAGAAACGCTCCTGCCGAGAGATGTCTATAACACTTTGACACAAAAAAAACGAATTGTTCTTTCTAGATTGCGAATAGACAACATGTTGCAAAACATAAAGCAAGAGTTTGCAGATGGCCCCGCACTGATCACCCTATCGTCTGACAAAGATGACTATTCGTACGATGATATTCTGAAGCTCGACATGTTCGACAAGAACGTGAATGTGGTGAGAATGTTAGGACAGAAGTTGTTCCTTATTGACAGTCACTACCCGTTTCCATATAACCCTTACGACATTACACATTTCGACAACCTGCTTTACACTGCCAGTATAAACGCGACGAGTACAATGAATAATAATCTATTACTAGATAATGGCAATATTAACAACAACACTATTTATGTCACCACAGCCGAAGATGTATTACAGTATCACGCGTCCACCGCAAAACCATTAAACGAGCAGTATTTAATGAACATATACTTTCCTACACTTGTTGCACATCAAATTACGTCGCTTGCGCATTTACGTGAGCTTAGAAGTAGTATTATGAAAGAAACCAATACTCTTCTATCAGAATCCACACAAAACGCATATCTGAAAGAAGACATGCTGCATGCCGTATCGCGTGCGACAACATCCGGTGCCAGCCAGACATTTGTTTACGATACGCAAGGCATTATGGAAATTCGGTTTGCAGTTCAACAAGATTTTGACATCAATGCGCCGCTTGACACTATTTTCAAGTTAATTCGCGTAGATAAACAGGTTCCATTCACAAAACTGAACCCCGGTGTGCAACGAGAACCCATGTACAGGTTATACGGTGACCAGAAAACAAAAGATAATCGAGTTATTCCGATATTGACAAAAACGAAGGTATTCCAGTTATCGTCGAATATCGGAAAATCAAGGTGCGTCGCAGCGTATATCCAGATTGACGACATGTCAGACGTTGAGTTTGTTTGCGAGTTTCAGGAGAACGGCGACATGGTGATTAATATCACGTCACCCAGACCCATTACGTTGTCGGAAACAACCAACCTTGTGCTGAGATACGCCAACCCATTTATGAAACAGATCTCCGATTTCTTGGCTGAAAGTGGATACAAGGTTAGGCTGTTTTCAGGGCTGTACGAGAACAATATTGATATCCTTCATATCAAATACGGATATGACGTGCACCTAAATAACTACGATTCTGAGTTTGATATTAAACGCGCACAACCCTGCTTGACGCCGGCTTTTATTATTAACTCATTCAACGTGTTAGGGAGAAATGGTGCCAGCATGCGTTATCGTAAGGTGTCAAACTTCAACAAAATGACAAGCAAAGAAGCTTTTGTGGTTGAGCAGATAAAGCGCCGTGAGGGATATCATGGAGACATGTTGATGGAAAACTTAATGGATGCGCATGATATTGGAGAAAACGAGGCGCGAGAAATTATTGCACGTGTTGCTACACAATTGACAATTGACACGGGTGGCATTGGTGCAAAGACCATGCGTATTCGTTCAAATCCAGGTTTTGCGATGAAGATTATAGACCTGACAAAAAAATCTCTAAAAACCAAGAGAAAGGTTCGTATCGAAATATCAGGAATCGACAATATATTCTATATCCAGTGTCTAGATACATATATCAACAGTCTCATCGCTCTCTCTGTATCGTATAAGGAATTATCCGGTATTATTCCAGACATGGACACAGTATGTAGCTTGTCTCAAAACGAAGATGTTCGAAAAGAGGATATACTTTCTGCAAGTGATAAAAACATAGTGGAGACGCAAGAACTTATAATTGATGGAGATGTTGTTCGAGTGGTTGATAACGCACAGCCTATCGCATATGAAGGTGAAGGTCAACAAAAAACACTGAATGCGCTCGACCTTATTTATGGAAATGACATGGATGCAGACGATTATGCAGATTATGACGATTACGACGACGAAGAGTCAGGAGATGTAGATGGAATGAAAGGTGGTGCTGGTTCCCGATCTCGAAAGCGTGTTCATAACAGCAACCGAGGGGGGGTCCGGAATAAAAATGTTAAAAAGGGTGGAAACACTAACTCCAATATTGTCGGCATGCGATTATCGAAACCCAACCCGTTTGTCAAAATTATGGAGGAGGCGGATAACGATCTGTTCTTGGCAAAAGGAGACGGCAATGAAAAGTTTGTTAAATACTCGACAAAGTGTGACTCTGCATATGGTCGCCAGCCGGTATTGATGACGCAAGACGAGTACAATAAAAATGTCGAATATGAGCGAACCGCCATTATCGAAAAATATGGTAAGGCAGATTTTGATGCATTAGGCAAAGAACAGCAAGATTCGCTTATTAAAAAGGAAACGCAACTAGACGAGAGATTTGTTGTTACCTACGGATCAAGTCGCGAGAAACGAAACGTGTACTCGTGTCCTAGATATTGGTGTCTCAAGACAAATAGTTATATTTATCCAGGCGAGATGCGGCAAAAAAAAACTGAATTAGGTGAACCCGTGGTCGACAAAAACGGCCACCCTGTCCTAGAACATCCCACGTGTGGTGGGATTATTCCACGCGGACAGGATAAAGTAAAGGACGATGGCAACTTCGTATACGAGTTTACCGGACAAAACCGCATCTCAAGCAAGACAGGGAACTATCTTGCCAACTATCCGTCATTTTTACCGCGCGATAAACATCCAAATGGAAAGTGTTTGCCGTGCTGTTTTAAGTTTACCGAAAGTGCCAGCGGCAACCTGTCTCGGCCGACAGGCCGCATCAATACGAACAACGAGTGTTCAAAAGAAGTCGATGTTCCGGACGAGTCGGAAGAAAAATCAGGAGATGATGTGGAATCCACCAGCATACCCAAGACATCTGCTGCTACTGCTGCTGCTCCACAAGTATTCCAGCCTGCTCCCCCAAAAGGCGACGCGCTATACATTCTCGACCAAGCGACCACGCCGGTCCACCTAGGTCGTTGGGGGTTCTTGCCAATCGAGGTTCAGTATCTATTAAAAGATTATTCAAGCGACTACCTGGCCGATTTACCGCGAATGCAAATCAAGGAGGACATTGTCGTGCTGCTTCGCCATGGAGTAGAGACCGAGGTAGGAACATACCATCCACAACATTTCATGTCCGCCATGGCGGACGTCATGTTCTATAACGACCCGACCGACCGCAAAACATTGCGCGAGTTCAAAGAGTATCTTGTTAAGAAACTTACAATTGAACGTTTTGCAAAATATCAAAATGGCAACTTGGTACAGGAATTCTATAGCGACATTGATATCGATTCCCAGGACATTGAACCGTATAAGTCGTCTGCACTCTACTCTCCAAATAACGAACAGGCGTTTCGTAAATTAGTAAGAGCATTCGACAACTTCAAGGCCTTCTTGATTGTAGATAGCACCACGGTGGACCACACCTACGTATGGGATTTTATATGCGATTCAGGGATACACGATTCCCACCCCAATGGGGCGAACTTGATTATTTTGGACATTCCAGAAGATGACAACACCACGAAGGTGGAGATTATCTGCCCCACGAATCATTATTCAAGTTTAATCTACAACCGCGAAAAGCCGAGCATTATACTCATTAAGCGAGGCGACATTTATGAACCAATGTATTCACTTAAAAAGACAGTCGACGCAATCACGTTCCAGCGATACTTTGCACATGTCCAGAGCGAGGTACCGAATATCACCGGCGAAATGACACCACAGACGGTCCTTACATTTCTTGACAAGATTGTCAATCCAATATACCAAAACAAGTGCAGTCCGATGGCAAGCTTGCGTCGCGAACACAAGTTGAAAACACCCATTTTACTAAAAACTCTACTCGCAGTGTTGAAACAAATACGCAGTATCAATGTAGAAGTTATTCGATACGTGTTCAACTACTCGTACAAAACGATTGCGGTTGAAGTCAAATTTGGCGAACACGTTGGAATAATACCATGCTATCCATCAGGAAATAATCTGTCTAAGGACACAAAAACCACATTCATTGACGACGACAGTATTTATCGACCATACAACGAAACCATTGAGTTCCTGAACAAGGTTGTGCATCACTCCAAGGGACGTATCCCGGCCAGCCCCGCGTTCAAACTTGTCGATGACGAGATGATCGTAGGAATCATTACTATAACCAATCAAGTCATACTTATTTCAAATCCGGTTGAGTTGAGCAATGTCAATGATGATATTGCTATCATGCGACACAAGGGGTATACTCGAGACTCAGCTAATCCGGCGAAGAGCTACATTGACGTTAACATCCCTGGAAACAAATCAATCGATACTGAGCGCAAAGAATATGTTAATAAAATCCGTCTTGAGACAAACTTTTTCAACGCATTCCGAAATACGGTGCGTATTTTGCTACACGACTACGCCAACTTGGGAATAAAGGAAGAGATAGACCGCATTATATCAAGCACCATGCTTCTCTACGACAAGAAGCTGTCTGTTATGACAGAACTTATTAAGAAACTTGTTGCGTCACACGTATATTTCAAAGAAGACGTGGCAATAGAAACGCTCAAGAACGTGAGTCTCTGTATTAACGTGGACAAAAACACGTGTAGTGAGCGAAATCCGGTATGTATAATGGAATCAAAAAATCCAAATGTATCTACAGGATCGGAGATGTCTGACGGTTCAGACCTTTTCAGTTGTGCATTGGTTATTCCGAAGAAGAACTTACTTACGTCTGAAATAGACAACGAGACGGTGTATGTATACAAAATTGCAGACCAGCTTTTACGCTATACTCGCATAAGACGATACCTTTTGGACACTACACAGTTTTTAGGCATCGGTGATGCCGAGTTCAACCTGGACGCAACCGAGCTGGTTTTATCTCACTCATCTCTGAAAAACGAATATTTCAATGATTTGGTCCCATATACCGAAACTGGATATGATACAACAAACACATACGATACAGTTAATCCGTCATTCATGACAACCGCGTACGCAAACGAGTATGATTATAATAAGGTTCTTGAGATGCGCCCATTTACACCCTTTTCAACTGATCCCACAGATGCAGAAGAAACTCGGGTCGCATCAATAGAACCTGTTTCAAAAAAAATACTAGTTAAAGGTGTAAAACGACTCAATGGAGTCATGAAGCTCGTCGACGACGAATCTAATATGGATATAGCAAAGGGTTAAATAACGCAACAACTTGATAGAGTTGTATAATATAAACGAAGCGATAGGTGTACGTCTGCGCCGTACTTTTATATTTGGTTATACTATAAGCGAAATATGGACAACGTCAACTCTTTACTTCAGCCCGACTTTCACAGTGGATACTGTGACTATTTTTACTACTTGATGGTGATTTACCTGATAATCGGAACACTCAGTGTCGCTGATTTTTTCTTGTCTGGCATTAAAAACATAACTAATTTTAGCAGTTTTATGAAAAATCACATGGGAAGTAAGGTGATCCAACTTCTCACTCTTTTCACACACTTCTTTGTTATCAGACTCCTTTACAGCATGTGCGCTCGTTCTCTTCCTGCAAGAGAAGGATTCAGAGAAGGCACAAAGAGTAAAGATGAAGAGTTCCGTGGCCGTCGTAAGGAAGGCTTCTATGGAGGAGGAGAAGAGAATGAGGACTTCTAAATAAATTATTACATACGTTTTCACGTATACATGCATGTGCATAAATCCAATATCACGGAATACATCGTATCTTACCAAGCAACCATGTATTCTATTCAACTAATAACTCACCAGTCTTCGCATTCTCCATCACTACCATATTCATCAAACGATGTATCGCGCATATCGGCATATTCTTCCTCTGTAAACCCCATTTCTAGATATTCCTCTCGACGCATCTCCTCGAGCCGCGCCTTTAAATACTCATCTGAAATTAGTGAACTTGATGAAACTGGTGAAATGGATGGCACGTCATATGTCATGATGGAACTAGTAACCAATTCGTTCATGGATTCATCAACTTCCTCATTTACGTTATTTATAGCACCATTATCACATCCGAGTTGAATAGTTGTTAGTGGACTCCTCACCGCACATGGATTCGTCGATACAAGTGATTCAATTGCAGCATCAGTGGCAGCAGCATCATCAGTGACTGCAGCATCATCAGTGACTGCAGCATCATCAGTGACTGCAGCATCATCAGTATCTACAGCATCAGTTGCAGCATCAGTATCTGTATCGACATCGGGTTCCATGTCTGTATCCGTATCCCATGGTTCAGCATATTGTGCCAATCGATGAGAGTATACGCGACGGTTCGATTTAACTGAACAGTGTTTATCACTTGAGTAGTACATATTTACATAGTACTCGTAGTCGTCTTCATGTTCATAACCCAAAAGATCTCTGGTAGATCGAAACATGTTTTCATTCAAACTGTCTGAACTGATAATTTTTCTCATTTTTTCATATTGCGCGTCTTCAGGTAGATTCATATAGACATAATCATTTATTCGATGATTCATTGAGTAATGAAATCCTTTATAAAAATCGGGAGCAGAGCAATTGTATCGAACGATATTTCTTTCAGTGTTATCGCTTTCACATACAACTGTTCGTTGGCCAAAAGAGGGATTGAATATGTACAAGTTCTGCAACTTGATCTTCAGAGACTCTTCTGACTCGTATCGCTTTGGAAAGTCTTGTGCGTAATAAAGATGGTTATAGTACAGTAACAGATAAGGTCTCATTATGTCGACCAACTTTCGCTTCGGAAATCCACACGAAACCCGGAGTGTTTTTATATGCGATTTATATTGAATCAACATTTTCAAAACCATGTAATAAAGTTTGTCGTGGTGTCCTGTTGTTACAGCTGTTTCGATTGCCCGGTCGCGTATCAATATTTCATATTTCTTTATATATTTAGTGTCATCAAATCCGCTCAAGAAATATGCGTGCACCAACTCGTCAATGGAGTAGTTATGGGTCTTCATATGAAAATAAAAGTTGTAGAGATGACCAATTCGTATGGTTGCATTATTATATGGGTTTTTCAAAACTAGCAAATCGGGGAAGTAGTCGTCGGTGTGACTGATAGACGAAAGAATAAGTTGTCTGAGTTCATGCACACGAAAGACGTGTTTTGTCCTTCCATCCACAATAGAATACACCCCCCGGTCCTTTTCCGAAATAGGCATTAACATCAAGTCGTATGTGTTTTTTACAACGGCATACTTGCATTTTATGATGTGTGCGAAACGTAAGAAAGCATGGTAGTGTCGCTGACACTTTATATAAGTTTCAACAATTTCTTTTATTATACGTGTTCCTCCATCTGCGTCACTCGTCTGTGCAAATAAGTTCATTGGAACAGTCATCATATTTTCAAAACATTTGAACTTTTTTTGTATTTTTTCTTGCGCGGTAACAACTCCAATTGTGACGACTGGTTTATCTTTCATGGATTTATACACGTCGTATATACACGGACGAAAGAATCTCTGGTAAAAAAAGGCTCTCTCTTCACTAGCATAAACATTTAAAAGTACGTCAAGTCTAAACTCATCAATGTTTATATTCAATGTAGGCTGGTCAATAACGTTCCTGCAAATATTAAAAAACGTGTCTGTCATATGGTGTTCTACGACAGACAATAAGGTCTACTTTCTTAAAATGAATATAAATAATTACTTATATTCATGTACTAGCTTTAACTGTTTTATAGAATACAAATATTGGCATTACGCAGCCAGCTGTATTCTTTTGAAACAAACATCAGTTATTTCGTTGGCCGTCTTCGACGGGTAGTTCTTCGCCTTCTCGGAGTCATTCTTTTTCTGGTGCTTCTCTTTCGCCGCTGTCCAGTTCTTCGCCTTTTTCCAGTGTTTATTGTTCCACCATTTCTTAGTTTACGCGCAACTCTAGCATTATGAATTAAAACACGCATCGCGTTGACATCATCCATACCCGAATCCATTACCGATTGTTTGCCATTGTTTCGTATGTTATTTTCTATATTTTCTATATTTTCTTCGGTTAACGTATCTGGATTAATTCCCTTAGATTTATTAGATTTTATCTCATTTCGAATCAACTTATTTTGCATGCTATTACCATAACCAAGGACGCCGAATACATTATTAGACCTGTTAGCTATTCTCTCGCTGATTGATTTGTTCTTTACATCTGCCCTATCCAAATCGTATATATCTAGTTTCATGTTGGAACCGTCATTGTCATCATTGTTAGTATCAACGATGTTCATGTCTTTATCTAATCTCTATCTAACTATAGTATAACTATATATATTATATATATATTGTATTATATTTTGATAGCCTTAGTCTGTGTTCAAAATGTTTATTTCTACATTGCATAAAATGACAAAAAATAGGGCGTCCCCTAGGATTAGTTTCTGTATTTGTGTTACAGATTTTCGCACATACCATTGACAAGCAATTGGGGTATACACTAGGAGACTTTATAATATATAAAGTCTCCAATTAATTGCTATTAGTCAATCCAACAAATAACATGCATTACAAACTCAATCAATATTATCCAATCGGAAAGCGAATACTTCAAATGAGTATTGCCACCGAAGACTAGTTCTTGTCAAACCTGCAAAGAGAGTGATCAGCTCCACAGAGGGTTTATCCACATATTGCCGGTTAAGGGAATATGCGTTTAACAAGCTATGACAGAGTCATATTGAGAGTGTTTTATTACACAGAATGAACGGGACTAGATTTGGGGGTTTCGTCCAGGAATATTTCACAAAACAATGTGATAGTTGTTGATAGCTTGCGCGCTGATACATAATGGTATCAACTAACAATTAGTTTGCTTGACCGAGGGATATATCGGCACTATCAAATATATCTATATTTGTAAAATATTCCATTTATGCACTTTACAACGGTGCCTTTAACGCTATGTCTGTGTCTAACTTTACAAATTAGACCACTATTGAGCCAAGTTAGTAGCTCGCAGTAGTGGTAAGGATGGGAATCGATTCAATTTATTTATAAACGATGTGCCAATAAAAAATGAGGATGAATCCATTCCCTTCATTTTTTATCTATTTAACTACGTTTTACTTATATGTATATATTATCACTAACCGACCGTGTATTTAAAACCCGGGATTGTATTCTGTGTCCCCACCCATATCACTAACCTTTACATTCGACGCGCTGTTGTAAATAGCCAAGTTGGAAGTGCTGCAGCCATCTGAAACATTATCTTTCACATACATTTTATTCACGCGTTCTGCATCAGTCATTGTATCAAAGTCAATCGCTTCGTCTAACTTCTGCATCTCAGTCATGTCCAAGAACACCTGAAAACTATTTGTTCCAAACGTCCCCTCTTGTCCACACATAATATTTGCAGATACACCGTGCATCGTATCCAACTCACCGTGGCGTGCCGCACGCAAGAACATCTCTGGTGTCTCTTCAAATGACGCCTTGGCGATAGGTCCAATGTTGTCGTTGTTGATGCCGTGGCGGAAGATGGAGATCATCTTGTTTGTATATGTCATTCTGTCACACAATATACCCAAGTGGTGCGCGTTAACATATGTCCCGTCAAACTCAATCACTTCAACTAACTCATTATACACGGTTTGTCTTGCAGCCTCTATGCCAAAGACATTATATGTCTCCATGATATCATTACTAAACGTCTTCTTGAAATCAATAAAGTCCAGTCCCAATACATCAATCAGATTAGAACCAACCGTATCCAAAACCCATATTTCTCGTTTCTGGAACTTGCCGTCTTTCTCTACCACATTATCTTTAATCTTGCGCATAATCACCTTGCCGATGTTCTTCGTTCCGCGCAATACAATGTTATTCATCAGATCCTCTTGAAACTTGCGAAGCTTGTATATTTGGTCGGACTGATCAAGGGGCTGAGCCTTAGACCCTACATTCTTTCCCTCCTTTGCGACATCATTCATGCGAATACGGAACACTAATTTATCTGCGTTATAGTCCGAATATGTGCAACTAATTTCATGGTGATAACTATTTTTTATAGCAAAGTTGATATCTTCCATGGTAATATTCTTGTCAAGCATCACATCCGAGTTCAGCTCCATACGAACAACCCACTTGGATTTATCAGATTTGCCACCAACACCCACACTATCTTCATTACACTCTGATATCATCTTTTCAAACTCATAATATTGTCTGAGCGTGTCCCTATCTTCTTCAATCTTTGTGTTTTCGTCATGTGGATCAAAGCAAATATCAATCTCATTCACAACATCGCGAAGACGAGTGTGTTCGAGCATATTCATGATTGTTTGTGCTCGCTCGCGGTCTTCTTCGTCTTCTGGTTGCATAAACACCGTAAGTGATGGATTCTTTGGATCGGACGATAATGACAATATTTCTTCAATACGAGGCACCCCACGAGTAACGTTAGACTTGGATGCCACGCCTGCAAAATGAAACGTATTCAATGTCATTTGCGTGGTTGGTTCACCAATACTCTGCGCTGCAATCATACCGACCATTTCACCTGGATTGACAATTGCCTTCTTGTAGTTCAGTATAATGGTTTCGATGAGTAGAGTAATAGCAGTCTTATTCATGCGTTTTATCACCAACAGAACATATGGAGATAGGTTGAAGTAGTACATCATCTTAAACAGCTTATTGGGTATCGCAGAACGAATGCCTTCCAGAACAGCAAACCCCTTCTCAATCATATCGTAGGCCTCAAGCATTGTGATATCTACCTTAGATGACCCAGTGATGCAAAGTTGACCAACAATATTATTAATAATGTGAATAAATCCGACTGGACAGTAAATATCGGTGTCGTTCTTGTTCTTAAATACATTCTTAACTACATTGTTTCGCATGACAATCATCATATCGATATATTTCTTTGAACGCGTTGCAAGCTCGTCGCGTTGGCCCTTGTGTCTGCGGTTTGCATCGGCATCATATATATTTCCAATTATACTTTTTGTTCCAGTTGCATCAGGAATGCTGTAGTGGGCGTAGATATCTTGAATACTCATCCCAACAAGTGATAGCGACTGCTTTTCAACTCGAATAGGGTCAAAACTATCATCGCCGTAGGTGAACTGAACGACTTTGCCCTTGTTTGTGCGCACTGTCATATCGTAACTCACCATTAAATCTTCCATTCCCTTGATAAGGCGGCGCTGAATGTATCCAGTTGTAGATGTCTTTACTGCAGTATCAATAAGACCTACTCTACCACCCATGGCATGGAAGAAGAGCTCCTGTGGAGTGAGTCCGTTGATGTAAGAACTCTCTACAAACCCACGAGCACTTGGACTATCGTCGTATTTCATATAGTGTGGGAGTGTTCGATTTTCAAAACCGTAAGGAATACGTTTACCATCAACGTTCTGTTGACCCAAACAAGATATCATAAACGAGATGTTCAGCTCACTGCCCTTTGACCCCGCATTTACCATGGTAACAAATCGGTTGTTTTTGTCTAAACTGTTCAATCCAATCTTACCAGATTCAGCCGTGGCTTGGTTAAGAATATTATTGACCTGTGTCTCAAACTCTTCCTTATTTGTCTTGCCAGTATTGTTCTCGAAAACACCAACTTGAGTCTGGTCGATGAGGGCTTTTACTCCATTCTTTTTGTTTTCAATAACTTTGATAATGTCGCGACTAGTACTTTCGTTTGATATCAAATCACTAATACCAACACTAAATGCAGTGGTACACAGATATTCGGTAATGATGTTCTGTATATCATCCACGAAATTACTGGCAGTAATGTTTCCATAATCATTGCATATGCGCTGCAGCAACCCACTGCCAGCACCACCCAACACACCTTTTGTCATTTGCCCGCGCACATATCTACCGTCCACAATCTCCAGAACCTTATTCGAGGTCTTTGGGTTATCGTCTTCATTCAACGTTTTCGTGTTATATTTCAATGATAATGGGGGCATGATTTGTGAAAGCAAGTCAAAGTTGCTGACGCGCATGCTATCCATAAGCTTTTTCTCGTCGATTCTAGTCGACATCATCAATAGGTTCATCGCACGACGCTTTTCAAATGTAATATTCTCTTGTGTGAACAAGTGGCACCCAAGCATGGAATCTTGGTAAATCCCGATGATCGGTGCGTTGTTCGCAGGACTAATCATTTGATACGGAACTGCCGCAAGACATCGTAGCTCCGTTTCCGCCTCGATATCCTGAGGCATATGTAGATTCATTTCGTCTCCATCAAAATCAGCATTGTATGGTTTTGTGTCAGCAACATTCATGCGAAAGGTGTCACCTTTATCCATAATTTTTGCGATGTGACACATCATACTCATTCTGTGTAGGGTAGGTTGACGGTTGAACAAGATAGGGTCACCGTCCATCATGTGTCGATGTACTGTGTCGCCATCTTCTAACACAAGAGTCGCCTTATCTACATATCGCAAGGTGATGGAATCTCCATTCTTCTTCTCCAAAATCTTCGCGCCTGGATGAACGTCTGGTCCACGGAGCACGAGCTTGGTCAGGAAATCGCGATTGCGAGCATTCACCTTGACTGGTTTGGTGATGTTCTTGGCGATTTTCATCGGGATACCAAGTTCACGAATAGATATGTTAGGGTCTGCTGTAATCACAGAACGGGCGCTGAAGTCCACACGCTTGGCCATGAGGTTGCCGCGCATGCGGCCACCCTTTCCATTCAATCTGTCCTTAATCGACTTCAGTGGACGACCAGATCGCTGAGCGACAGATGCAACTCCGGGGATTTTGTTATCGATTTGAGTTGCCACGTAGTACTGCAACACCGTAGCCCAGTCCTCGATGATGTTGCCTGCTGCGTTGTTGTTGATTTTTTCTTGGAGTGTTTTATTTGTCTTGATAATGTTGCAGTAGATATGTGTAAGATCGTCCTCGCTGCGCTGTTGCGCATCGTGTTTAACAGATGGGCGCACTGCGGGGGGCGGCACGGCCAATACCTGGCATATCATCCAGTCAGGTCTCGACCATTTAGGACTGAATCCCATAAACGCGACGTCTTCATCGGATATGCGCTTGAAAATCTTGAGAACCATTTCTGGAGTAAGTTTAATTACGAACTCTTCGCCTGCATCTTGTTTCCATTCGGCGACAATGGTTGCCAAACCTTCTTTCTGTATTTTTCTTGGTTGCACACACCCACATCCACAGTCGGTTTCATCTCCACATCGCTTTACCGAACTAGCTATGGGGAATATGTACTTCCATCGAGCATCGCCATCGTAGTTCATTGCATTGCTATATGTATCTTTTGACATTTTTAGCTTGCTGCATTTAAAGCAGACGCATCTCAATATTTTTATGATGGTTTGGAGGTACTGAATATAATACACTGGTTTTGCGAGCTCGATATGGCCGAAGTATCCCGGAGTCTTCAGATAGTCTAGTCCATCGGTAAGACACACGAGTCCAGGCTCAAGCACACCCATACGAGGATCAAACAACCCACCTATCACAGGCTTGTTGTTAATATACGTATCTCGGCTTGTGATTTCCGCCACAGATGAGTTGCGAATCTCATCGGGAGACAGTATGCTAAACTGAATACCGAGGATTTTTGCCGGAACGATTGTTTGATTGTCGTTCATGATTTCCTTCCTTATTATAATGTACTATTTTTAGATTGTTATTGTGTTCAATTTACATGGCCCATTGCATCGTATATTGTAGATAGATTTTTCAAAAGCAACTCATATATTTATTGTGTACAATATAATTTAATCTGCTTCTTATACAAATGGTATCTGATAAAATTTTGTTGAAATACACCGTTTATGCATCTCTTGTCATTCAAATACTTACCGGATTATTTAATGCATGGATTCTGCAATTTACCACCCCGCGTAAGGTGGATATTATTCGTGAGCTTATTTGGGTAGAGTTCGCAGTCCAGGTCGTGGAGGTGATATTTTATATGTGGCTAACATACAGTTTGCTTTCAGTTGATAACATCACACCAAAACGTTATTACGACTGGATGTTTACAACACCAACAATGCTTATCACGCTGATATCATATTTCATATTTTTGAAATATAAGAACTCGTCAATGGATACATCCACACTCAGTTTGTATGGTATACTGGAGCAAGAGTACCCTATAATTATCTCCATATGTATTCTTAACGCCATAATGCTTATATTTGGCTACCTCGGAGAGATTGGCAAGCTTACAACCAATACGTCAGTGTTTGCCGGAACAATCGCATTTATCATGTACTTTTACATTTTGTTCAAGCACTACGTCCAAGACGTAGATGGAACACAGGTAATATTCTATACGTTTGTTGGAATATGGTCTCTCTATGGAGT